GCGGACTGACCCCCACCAGTTCACGCACACGCTCGACCCGGCGACGATCCGCTGGCTGCGTGCCCGCTATGGTCCCAAGCGAGTCAGTTGGGCGGTGCAGAAAGCCATTGACGAACTGATCGCGCGAGAAACAGCAACATGAGGAAACGCCGCATGAACGTCGTCCGACGCGAGGAACGAATCCTGCCGACGCCCGAGACACTGGCCAAGCTGCGGCAGCCGGTCTGGCAGACGTGGGAACCCGAACTGGTCGCCGCAGCCAAGGAGATCGAGCACGCGATCGCCCTGATTGCCGGCAGCCTGCAGATGCGCGCCGCAGACCTTGGTTACGTCATCCGCCGGACTGGCGACGATGACCTGACACCAGCCCAGCGCCATCTGCTGTTTCGCTACAAGGCATGGGTAGGCGCAATGCAGGGCCGCAGGAGCCATGTGGGATACATCGTCGGCATTCTGGGCTGCGATGAGCCGGTGGCGTTCCCTGGGCTGTTAATCGACGCCCTGCGGCTTTACGTGAAGGTGAACAGTCGAACCCTGCGAATGAGAAGGAATGCGTCATGACGGAATACAGCCGTGGCAGTATCAGGGAGAATCTGGCTCAAGCCGGTTTGGCTAGGGTGAGTAGGGGGAAGGCCATCCGGGCAAAATGCCTTGATTGTACCGGGGGAAATTCGGCCGAGGTCGCACGCTGCCACATTGTCGGCTGTGCGCTGTGGCCGTTCAGGTTCGGGATGGACCCGTTCAGTGAGCGGAAGCCGAGCGCCGCTTCCCTCAAGGCGCTGGCCAGACATCGGGGCGGCTCTTAATCTTCCCAAAGACCCCTTTACAAACCCTAAGCTATGTGCTAGACGTGCATGCAATCATAACACAGCCGCGCCCGGAGGAATCCGCGTGCGGCTTTTTGTTTCCGCCCCATAGGCCGCAGTCCTAACGGACCAAGTGAGCCGAGAGGTTAACCATTCATCTCAATGCCGTTTAAACCTGGACAGTCCGGGAACCCTGGTGGTCGCCGGAAGGAAAAGCCGTACCGCGACGCGCTGCGCAAGGTGCTGGCAGAAGAATTCAGCTTTGGCCCGCGTGGTGTAACGCACACGAAGCTCGAGGCGATTGTGCGCGAGCATGTCAACAAGGCGCTCGCTGGCGATGTTGCTGCTATCCGCGAGATCATCGACCGCATGGACGGCAAAGTGCCGCAGGGCGTGATTGGCGGGGAAGAGGACGACGCACCAATCAGCGTTGCGCTCGTGGAGCTGCGCGCTGTGTATCCTAAGCGTGGTGGGCCGTCGTGAGCGATGATGGCCTGATCCGCGGGTTTCGTTACCTGGCTTGGCTGGCGCGCGACGTTCCGAAATACGATTGCACTGAAAAAATGCCGCTCTCCGAATGGGAGAGTATGACCATGGAAGAGCGCGCCGAATTTCTTTGGCATGACCCCCGGGGTTGATCTGCCGGCCAAGCTGGTGCCTGTGTTCGACGGCCCAGCGATGTACCGGGGCGCATACGGAGGGCGAGGGTCAGCGAAGACCCGCACGTTTGCCAAGATGTCCGCGGTGTGGGGCTTGCGGTTTGCGCAGGCCAACATGCCAGGCGTTATCGTCTGCGGCCGTGAGTTCATGAACTCACTGGACGACTCATCGCTTGCCGAGGTGAAGGCAGCAATTCTTTCCGAGCCGTGGCTCGCATCACATTACGAAGTTGGCGAGAAGTTTGTCCGCACCAAGGACCAGCGCATCAACTTCGCATTCATCGGCCTCCGTCACAACCTGGACAGCATCAAGTCGAAAGCATTGATCCGGCTGCTATGGGTGGACGAGGCCGAACCAGTCTCCGAAACCGCATGGATGAAGGCGATACCAACCGTTCGTGAGGACGGTAGTGAAATCTGGGTGACGTGGAACCCCGAGCGCAAGAACAGCGCGACGCACAAGCGGTTCCGCGAAGATCCACCTGAAGGCGCGCGCATCGTCGAGATGAACTGGCGCGACAATCCGTGGTTTCCCGCGACGCTCACGAAGACCAGGCTTGAGGACAAGGCCAAGCGCCCCGATCAGTACGAACACGTTTGGGAGGGCGACTTTGTGACCGTGGTTGAAGGCGCTTATTTCGCCAAGGAGCTGACGGCAGCAAGGGCCGAGGGCCGTATTGGCAACGTCGCCAAAGACCCGCTGATGACCGTGCGCGCCGTGTGGGACATCGGCGGCACTGGTGCGAAGGCCGACGCGGTTGCGATCTGGATTTGCCAGTTCGTCGGCAAGGAAATTCGTGTGTTGGACTATCACGAAGCCGTCAGCCAACCGCTGTCGTTCCATGTTCAGTGGCTACGTGATCGCAAGTGGGACAAGGCGCTGTGCATCCTGCCGCACGACGGCGAGCAGGGCGACAAGGTCCACGACGTTTCGTATGAAAGCTACCTGAGTTCGGCGGGCTTCGACGTGCTGGTGATTCCAAACCAGGGCAAGGGCGCCGCGAAGATGCGCATAGAGGCGGGGCGCCGGCTGTTCTCGTCCATCTGGTTCAACAAGGACACGACCGAAGCAGGCCGTGACGCGCTCGGCTGGTACCACGAGAAGCGATCGGACGACGACCGCAACGTGGGGCTTGGACCTGAACACGACTGGTCGAGCCACGGCGCCGATGCGTTCGGCCTGATGTGCGTGGCTTACGAAGAGCCGCGCGAGAAGAAACCAAAGCCGCGAGCCGGCGGGAGTTGGATGTCATGACCTTCAAATCCTACCTGCTCAGCACCGCCCTGCCGATGCTCATGCCCGCCAAGCAGATGGCGGAGCTCGCGGCGCAACTCGATGTCATCCGGCGCGTTTGGGATAGGGCTAATGGCCTCCGATAAAGACACCATCGCCGACATCCGCGAGTCGTTCGGCGAGTGCCAATCCGCATGGGGCGAGCATCATGACCGTTTCCTGGACGAATACCGCTTCAACCGCTTGAACCAGCAGTGGGACGAAGACGCGAAGAAGATGCGGGGCAAGACGCGCCCCATGCTGACCATCAACAAGGTCAACCCGATCATCAAGCAGATCGTGAACGACTGCCGGCAGAACAAGCCGTCTATCAAGGTGCGGCCTGCCGATGACAACGCCGATCCCGATACGGCGGAAATCTATTCGGGCATCATCCGCAACATCGAGCAGATCAGCAACGCGGATGCGGCATACGATACTGCGGTCGATCACTCGGCCAGCGGCGGCTTTGGGTTCATCCGCGTCAAGCTCGACTACGCGCACGACGACGCATTCGACCTTGACATTCTGATCGATCGCATTGTCAACCCGCTGAGCGTCTACGGCGACCCATACTCAACCGCTGTGGATAGCAGCGACTGGAACGTCGGGTTTATCACCGACATCTACAGCGAACAGGCTTTCAAGAACCGCTGGCCTGACGCCGAGCCGAGCAGCTTCGATAGCGACCACATCACGCCGCCGTCCGGCAGTTCGGGCGACGAGAACGTGCAGGTTGCTGAATACTGGTGTCGCGAGGAGAAGCCAAAGACCATCGTCAAGCTGTCTGACGGCAAGGTCATTGGTGAGATCGAATACACGGTCCAGAAGGACATGTTCGACGCGCTTGGCGTGACGGTCGTCGGCTCGCGCAAGGTCAAGGGCCATGTCGTCTACCAGAAACTGGTGAGCGGCGCCGAAGTCCTGGAGGAGAAGGACTGGCCAGGGATCTATATTCCGATCATTCCGGTCTACGGCGACGAGGTGCAGGACGAAGGCGAACGCAAGTTCCTGTCCGCCGTCTGGTATGCGCGCGATGCGCAGAAGCGTTACAACTACTGGACAACCACGTCCACCGAGCTGGTCGCGCTGGCGCCAAAGGTTCCGTACATCGGGCCTGAACAGGCATTTACGGGCGAGGACGCTACGAAGTGGGCGAACGCCAACACTGAGACTTATCCGTATATCAGCTACAAGGGCCAGATGCCGCCGCAGCGGCAGCCGTTGGACAGTGGGCCGGCGGCGGGTGCCATGCAAGAGGCGCTGATTGCCGCCGACGAGATCAAGGCCACCACGGGCGTCTATGACGCTTCGCTGGGCGCGCGCTCGAATGAGACTAGCGGCCGGGCCATCAATGCCCGCAAGGTCGAAGGCGATACGGCCACTTACCACTTCACGGATAATCTGGCGCGCGGTATCCGGCATTGCGGGCGCATCCTCATCGACCTGATCCCGAAGGTCTACAAGCAGGACCGCATGGTGCGTGTGCTTGGCGACGACGGCCAGGCGCAGACCGTGCAACTCGGCCAAGCGCAACCGACCAGCGAACAGCCGCGCGGACGGGCGAAGAACTACGACGGCGTGTACGACCTCGCGGCCGGCAAGTACGACTTGGTGGTCGATACCGGCCCGTCCTACACCACGCGCCGCGTCGAGACGCGCGAGGAGATCATGGCGCTGATTCAGGCAGCCCCGCCTGTCGCAGAGCGCATTGCCGACATCCTGGTCAAGAACATGGACTGGAAGGACGCGGACCTGATTGCCGAGCGGTTGGCGCCGCCGGACCAGATGCCGTTGCCGCCTGAAGTGCAGCAGCAGATGGATATGATGGGCCAGCAGCTGGCTGAGTGCCAGGAAGCATTGGCTCAGGCGCAGTCCGCGAACCTGAAGGGCCAGGGCGAGATGGCCAAGGCCAGTGTTGAGATGCAGAAGCTGGCGATCGAGGAAAAGCGCCTGCCGATTGACGAAATGCAGGCCAAGGTCGAACTGCTGAACAAGCAGATTGAGCTGATGAACGCGCAGTCCGCGAGCAACGCCACCACGACGGAGGCCAACGCCAGCGCGTCGGAGAAGAACGCAACTGCTGGCGCCATGGCTGAGTTCGCACAGGCTGTTTCGGCCATGTCACAAGCACTCACGCTGATGCAGGCCGGCATGGCTGACCTGCAGGTCAAGGCCAGCGTGCCGCGTGCCAAGCGTGGCCGGGCGCAGAAGCTGCCTGACGGCAGTTGGGCGTTGGATACGGTCGAGACGCCGCAAGGAGCTATGTGATGACATCGCGCGAACGGCTACAGCAGCAGTCCACAGACATTGCCGAGGTGCTGGCGTGGGGCGATGCCGCCGAGGCGGCGAACGTCACGCTCCAGGCGCAGCTTGCGGAGAAGGATGCGGAGATTGCATCGCTAAGCGAAACGCTCGGCATTGTGCATGACGATTGGGAGGCCGCGGCTGCGGAGGTCGAGCGGCTTAAGGCCGAAATCGCCCGCCTGACCGCCCTGCTGAACCCGGATATGTTCACCCTCTTCAACGAGATGAAGTCGGCCCCGACGCTGCCACTGCCGCCGGTCCTGGTGATCTACGAAGGCAGCCTGCACGCATCCGGCGTGAGCGGCACGGCTGCGCCCGACCCGGCATTCCTGCGCCAGTCGTTCGCACAGATCAAGGCCGACAACCCCGGCGTTACGTCAGTCATCCTGGACCAGGAATCCTGGTGGACGAGCGGTCGCGTCGAACCGGCGCAGGTGCCGTGGTATGTGACGCTGGTCAACGTCGCCAAGGAGTTCTGGCCGGATGTCGGGCTGTATGGCTTCCCGGAACGCTACACAGGGTTCCTGACGGGCACTGCGGCCGACAACGTGACGCGGCTTGCTGCCTGGAAGGCGCGCCAGGCGCCGGAAATAACCGCCGCTGTGACGATGTTCGTTCCGTCGTTCTATTTCATCAACCCGGTCCACAACAATGAGGCCAAGCGTGACCTGTGGATCGATACCTATGTGGATTGGTGCGAGGCGCAGAATGACAAGCCCATCGTGCCGTTCGTGTGGCCGCGCGTTCACATGAGCGTTGACCCAACGACGCCGTGGATCGACGCCCCGACTTGGCGCAGCACGCTGGACAAGATTTACGAGCGCTGCGACGGCGCGGTTATTTTCGGGCGCTCCGGTGGCGAAGATCCGGACCCGCGGCCCAGCCTGCCATGGTGGCTTGAAACGGAAGCGTTCCTAGCAGCGATCTGATGCCAATCGAACACGTTCAGTCAGTAGACGGCAGCACGACCGCCACCACGTCAGACACGATCGTTATTCCGACCGTGGTTGTGGGCGACTTCCTGGTTCTGTCCTGTACCAACAAGGGCGCGACGGCATCGCCTACGGTTGCGGACGACGACACAGGCGGCAATGCCTGGGCGCGACTGGACATCTCGCAGAACAACGGCGCGTCGGTATGGTTCAAGCGTGCGACCGTCGACACGACGGGCAAGACCATCACCGCGCAGGGGTTCACGACGGCATGCACAGTCGGCCTGACGTGCTGGCGAGGCGTGCCAAGCGACACACCCGAGAGCGTGGGCGTGACGCAGCTGGCATCTGGCGAGGAGTCGGTTACGGGCGTGACGCCGGCCAACCCTGGTTCGCTGGTGCTGTTCTGCAACCACAACCGCAACATCAACGGCGCGACCAACACACTGACGGGTGCGACTTGCGGGGCGTTCGATACGCGGGTGGACGTGCGCAATGCCGCCAACGTCAACTCCATGTTCGTCGGGTCCAAGGTCGTCACCGGGCCTACAGGCGACATCTCGTGGGCACAGACCAATAGCACGCATCCGCTGATCCTGATCGTCATGGCGGGCCTGCCTGTCGCATCAGGTGGGGGCGTATGGCGCGGCGGCTACAGCACCCCACGACGCACCGACGCAGACATTCGCGAGGAACGCGAACGGCTAGGGATCATCCCGCGCGAGCAGCGGAAACTGGAGCGCGCCGCGAAGTCGATCGCCAAGCGCATAGATCCCGGCCAGTCGCCGGAAGAGATCGCAGCAGAAGTCGCGCGGGCCAAAGAGTTCGATAAGCTGATGGCTGAGATCACGGCGCGTAATGCCGCTGTGGTCGATGGCTTGGCGTTGCTGCTCATGCAGTCGCTGCATGAGCGCATCCTGCAGGAGTTGCGCGACGAGGACGACGCAATTGCGATGCTGCTGATGGAGATGTGAGCGCGCTTGCGCTCATCGGACCAAGCCACGCCGTGATGGCGTCGCAGTCCCCGCCGGAAACCCCGGCAAGACGGAGATATCAATGATTATCGACGATACCGACACCAATCCGACTGCTGACACTGAGCCAGTGACGACCAGCGAGGAAGTGACGGAGCCGGAACCCGAGACTGAAGGCGAATCCGAGGAAGCCCTTGAGGGCCAATCCGAGGAAGAACTGGAAGAAATCGAGGAAGACGGCAAAAAGGCCAAAGTCCCGGCTTGGCTGAAACCCAAGCTGATGATGCAGGCCGACTACACCAAGAAGACGCAAGAGGTCGCCGAGCAGCGCAAGGCCCACGAGGCCGCGGTGCAGAGCTTCTCGCAGCGTCAGCAGGCGTTCCACGAGGACGCCCAGCAGTATGCCGGTCTGATGGCACTCGACCAGGCAATCCGGCAGTACGAACAGCAGATACCGCAGCTTCGGCAGCAAGGCCATAACGAGCACGCGAACCGGCTCTGGATGGAACTGCAGGAGATGCGGAACGCGGCGGGTCAGATTTCGGTCGGCCTGCAGCAGAAACAGCAGCAGCGGAGCGCTGAAGCGGAGCGTGAATACGCCAACCGCCTCAAGGAACGCGACACTGCTCTATCGCGAGATATTTCCGGTTTCACCCCGGCGCTGATGAGCAAGATTCAGGATTACGCGATCTCAGACGGCTACACGTCTCAAGAGGCACAGTCTCTGGTCGATCCGCGTTACGTGAAGACCCTCAACAAAGCACGCATGTGGGATGAATACCAGGCGAAAGCCAAAGCCGCTGCCAAGCAGGCGAAGCAGCAGGACGAGTCGGCGCTGGCGCCGACTCCGACCATTCAGGGCCGCAAGCCCAACCCGAACAGGCTGAGCGACCAGCTTAGCGCTGCGGAGTGGGTGAAACGGCGCAACGCACAGCTTCGCGCCAGCAGGTAGCAAACCGTAACCGAACGCACCGTCGTGATGACGGCGCTTTCCCAGTGCCCGGCCGAGTGCCGGGCCAGAAGGACCAGAAATGTCGCATACCATTCTTACCCCCACCGCAGTGACCCGAGAGGCGCTGCGGATCTTGCATCAGAAACTCAAGTTCGTCGGCTCGATCAACCGGCAGTACGACGAGTCTTTCGCCAAGGCCGGCGCAAAGATCGGTGACAGCCTGAAGATCCGCCTGCCGAACGAGTTTACCGTTCGCACCGGCCGCGCCATCAACGTGCAGGAAGTGAGCGAGACCAGCGTCACCCTGCAGGTCGCCACGCAGAAGGGCGTCGATTTCTCGTTCAACAGCGCGGAGTGGACCCTGAGCCTGGACGACTATTCGGAGCGCGTTCTCGACCCGGCGATGACCGTGCTGGCGGCGAACATCGAATCCGATGCGCTGTCCATGTACAAGGACGTGTATCAGGAAATCTCCGACGTTGGCGCCACCGCCACCGTTGACTTCGTGCTGCAGACCTCCGAGGCGCTGACCAAGGCGCTGTCCCCGGAGAATAAGCGCACGATGCTCCTGACCACGCTCGCCAACCGCAACCTGGTTGACGCGCTGAAGGGCCTGTTCAACGACCCGGCCAAGCTGTCGAAGAACTACCGCGAAGGCATGGTGGCGAGCGACTTCCTCGGCTTCGATGAAGTCTACCAGACCACGCTCGGCAAACTGCACCTCACCGGCACCTGGACGGACAACACCTACCTGGTGAACGATGCCGGCACGATCGCGGAGGGCGTCACCTCCGTCGCGATCGACACCGGCACCGGCACGATCAAGCAGGGCGACGTGTTTTTCTTCACTGGCGTGAACCGCGTTCACCCGGAAACAAAGGAAGACACGGGCGAGCTGCAGCAGTTCGTTGCCACCGCCGCTCAGGCGGCGAACGCCACGACCATTGCCTTCAGCCCTGCGCTCTACACGTCGTCCTCGGGCGGCCGTCAGAACGTCACGGCGATGCCGGCGAACAACGCCGCGCTGCGCAAGTGGGAGTCGGATCGTTCGACCGCGGTCGGCAACGCCGCCGACTACTATATCAACATGGGCTACCAGCGTGATGCGTTCGCCATCGCGTTTGCCGACCTCGTGATGCCGAAGGGTGTCCACATGGGTTCGCGCGAAGTGCTGGACGGTATCTCCATGCGCTTCGTGTGCGACTACGACATCACGAACGACAGCTACCCGGCCCGTTTCGATGTCCTCTACGGCTACAAGACGATCCGCCCGCAGCTGGCGTGCCGTCTCGGCCTGAACTAAGCGTAAGGAGAATCATCACATGGCGACCTACAACTACATCGGCGACGGCAGCCCTGACGGGACCATCGTCGTTTCGGCGACCAGCGAGAAGCTGGCGTTCTACGGCACTACGCCGATTGTGCAGCGCAGCGGCGCCGCGCAGGACACCACTGCGCTCAGCACCGCCTCCTCGACCGCGATCGACACGCTCACCAAGGCGGCGATCATTGAGATCATGAACACCCTGCGTGTCCTTGGTCTCTGGAAGGG